TGGTCCAGTTCCGCGTTAAACAATTACGTTTAACGTCGAGGAACATCTCAACGCCATCGCGCCGCGAGTTTGCCCGCGTTACGAATCGTGTACTGACTGACGGAATGAGGGGAGAGAACTCCCCCGTCATAACCGGTCGCATTCTTAACAGGGCGGTCTGCCACTTCAATAAAATATCGAAGCAGCATATTCCACCCAGGAAGGACGCGAGTTACTTTCCGGGCCGTATACTCGAGAGTTTTGAACTCGAACCTTTGCAGGTTCTTGTTCCATCGTCTCGGTATTGGTCTTGACTGAACCGCTACTTCATTGAGCTTAACAAGTGACCTACTATGGTCAATCTTGTTCGCAATTGGCCAGTACATACTGGTCAACTGTGCTACGATTAACTCGTAGACCTCGAAGTAGTTCCTATCGTGAAATGAGTTGGCGTAAGCCACCCAAGACAAGTAGGAATCAGGGCTGGGATATGATGTCCAAACCGTCTTTAGCTTGACGGGCGTAACGTTGATGCCTTTGTAGGCATCTACGCCACAGGATTCTCGGAAGAATCCTTTGGTGCAGCTCTTAGACTTGTTGACCAAAAGGCCAAACATCTCTAAGACTGTAATCGCGTCTGCGGCAAACGCCGTTGGAACGATTACATCATCTCCGTACACCAAGATACGATCCTTCGTATCCTGATCGAAGGTGCTAGCGTAAAGAAGGGCCCAGATCGTAAGCGCCATTATGGGGAAGCATAAAGCTGACCCCATTGGTGCAAACTTTCGAAGGGACACCAACTTTCCGTTAGGTAACCTAGTCTGTGAACTTCTGCAACATTCCAAGTAAGGAAGCAATTCCTCTGGGAATAGCAGACGAACTAACTCCAAACTCACCCTATCCGAGGCCTCTTTAAGGTCCAAGGTAGAGTGCTGACCATCGCGCGACCCGAGTAGGGCTGCACGTTGATTAGGCGTTTGGTCCGTGAACAGCACTTGCGTCCCGACTAAGGGACTGGCCTTCACGTGTCGATAGAGAACCGATCTAATGCCTTGCTGAATCCATTGTTTATCAACGGGTTCGCAAGATATTAAACGCGGTCCGCGAGAGTCCTTCGGCACAAGTAAAACTTGCGCAGGGGGCTCCGATTCACCAACCTTCTCAAAGGTTGGATAACAATCACAGACTGCCCCCAACGATGCGCAGAAAAACGCATCGAAGGGATACAGAGCAGTGATGCGACTAGATACATTAGACCAGACATACTTGGACCAGGGCGTCTCTTTGGTAGAGACGACACCCGGACCATGAGCTGGACTAATGTTCTGTAGGTCGATCCCCGATAGTGCCTTTCGCAAGGCAATTCGAGCACGACGAACAATATGAATAGACTTTCTGCTTGATAGCAGATCAGCCAACCCATATTCTGGTAGCACCCTTTCGGGTGCAATCAGAGAGCTAACTGGCTTTTCACCAGTTAACCTCGATACGTCGCTAATGCCGAGCATAGCTTGATGAAATATCAAGTTACGGTCGACATCTATCAGGT